TTATACTTTACTTTGGGATATGAAATCTAATCGAGGATATATCAATATTGTTGCAGTAATGCAAAAGTTTTTTGATCAGGCAATATCAGGTAATTGGTCTTATAATCCAGAGAATTATCCTGACAATGAAGTTCCTGTAAGTGTAATGGCTCAAGATTTTCTTATGACATATAAACTAGGGCACAAAACAGCATATTATCAAAATACTTATGATATTAAGGTTGATGAGGTAGATGAAGATAAAAATCAAAAACTGCAATTTCTGTTAAATGACTTAGAAAATTCCGGTGAGGAAGATTGTGAAAGTTGTAAAATTTGACCTTGTTAAATATAGTATGCGAGTTATTTTTAGAGTAAATAATTATGGATTTTAAGTTCAAAAAAACCTCAGAGGAAAAAACTATGGTCACTTCCATGACCGTTTTCAATTCTCAAGAAGTCGATATCAAAAAACAACCTATGTTTTTTGGACAACCACTAGGAATACAAAGATATGATACTTATAAGTATCCAGTTTTTGACAAATTAACTCAACAACAACTTAGTTATTTTTGGAGACCAGAAGAGATTTCTCTTCAGAAAGATCGTGGAGATTATCAGACTCTACGCCCAGAACAAAAACACATTTTTAGTAGTAATCTGAAATATCAGATTATGTTAGATAGTGTCCAAGGAAGGGGTCCTGGTATGGCATTTGCTCCGTATTGTTCTCTACCAGAATTAGAGGGTTGTATGAAGGTCTGGGAGTTTATGGAGATGATTCACTCTCGGTCATATACATATATTATCAAAAACATTTACTCAAATCCTTCTGAAGTTTTTGACACTATTCTATCTGATGATCGTATTTTAGAACGCGCTCATAGTGTAACTGAAGCATATAATGACTTCATTAATAGTGCCCAAAATTATGGAAACTCTGATCTTTGGAAACACGCCCAAGAACAAGTCCACTATGCACAACAAGAAAGATATGAACTCAAACGTAAATTGTTCAGAGCAGTTGCAAACGTTAATATTCTTGAAGGTATTCGCTTTTATGTCAGTTTCGCTTGCAGTTTTGCATTTGGCGAACTCAAACTTATGGAAGGAAGTGCAAAAATCATAGGATTGATTGCCCGTGATGAAAGCCAACATTTAGTCATTACCCAGAACATTTTAAACAAGTGGAAAGATGGTGATGATCCTGATATGAAGAAGATCTCCCAAGAAGAAGAACAGTGGGTTTATAGAACCTTTGAGAGTGCTGTCAATCAAGAAAAGCAGTGGGCAGAATATCTATTTAAAGATGGTTCTATGATTGGTTTAAATGACAAATTATTGCACCAGTATGTTGAATGGGTTGCCAATCGCAGATTAAAAGGAATTGGTCTTAGACCTCTTTATGATATTTCTGCAAAGAATAATCCTCTTCCTTGGACTGAGCACTGGTTGAACTCTAAAGGTCTTCAAGTGGCACCACAGGAAGTGGAAAATGAGCAATATTTGATTGGAGGCATTAAGCAGGATATGAAAAATAATAGTTTTTCTGGATTTAAACTATGACCTCAAAATTGCTCAATACCGATGGAAATTATGATGAATGGTGTGAGCAAGATATTTTAAATTCCTATAAGGAAGCAGCAGAATATGATGATGTGCTTTTTGGTGACTATGGTTATGAAAAGATAGTTAAAGAGACTTAATAACTCTTTTTTTATAAATAAAAACATAAGAAACATTTCAAACATATGTCAAGACTTACTGGTAAGGAAGTTTATAGTTTAATGGAGGCATATCAACAAGTATATACTCCTCAAGAACTCACCGAAGAACAGGTATGGGAAGGAGTTGAGAACTGGGTTCATTCACTTCTAGAAGAAGGATATGACCTGAGTGATTATACTTGGGAAGAGATGTATGAGGAGTATATTATCGAAATTGGTGGTATTGGTGGACAAAAGGCACTTGATGATGTAAGAGCAAGATCTGCAGCAGAACAACAATCTGCAGCAAAAATGGATACATTGAGAGCACAAAGATTTGGTCCTGGATCATATAGAACCGCAGGACCAAAGATTTCTGCTGAGAGACCTCAATCAAGATTTGCTGGTGCCCGTGATGCTGCTATTGCTAAAGCACAAAATATCAAAGGGTCTCCCGTAGTTGGTCCTAAGATTGTAGGTTCTGGTACTCCTACTCCTGCCGCACCAGCACCTGCTGCTAGACCATCTGCACCAGCACCTGCTGCTAGACCATCTGCACCAGCACCTGGAGCAAAACCAGATGCCGCTAAAACATTACCCACAAAACCAATGGGCGGTGACCCTATGGACCAGTGGGCAAGAGCAAATCCAACTCTTGCCGCTAAGGTAAAACCAGGTCAATCTGGATACAATACTATAAGAACAAGACTAGATGCCGATAATGATAGGCAAGAAAATTATGATGCTTATGATTTGGTTCTTTCTCACCTAATTAACGAAGGTTATGCTGATACTGAAGAAGCGGCACTTACAATTATGTCAAATATGAGTGAAGATTGGAGACAGAGTATTGTTGAAGCATATGAAGAGTTTCCTATGCAAAAAGTGGTGAAAAAAGCAGGAGAACTTATGGGATCTTCTGCAGGAAAAAATGATCCCAAAAGCAAAAAAAGAACTAAAAGAGGAATAAAGATGATGGACGTTGCATCAACTCACACTCCAGATAGATGATTTTCGAATGATATCATTCAACGAATTTATGCTTCTTGCTGAAAGAAAATATGATCCTGATGAAAAACTTCCATCAGGTAGAACTCCAAATCAAAAAATGAGTAGGGCACAGGACAACCACGGTGCCAGATATATTACTGAACCATCGCCATCACGGTTTGCTGATAGAAGACTAGACACTACAAAATCATCCTCCCTTGATAGAGGAAGAAAAGTTAAGGATATTCAAGACGTAATAAAATCTGGCCAAGATCCCCGAGATGCAACTATAAAATCTAATCTAGATGGTAAAGAGCGTCAAACTGATTTGAGAAAACGGGGACGCCCTGGTGTGACTCCTGAAGATAGGGCATCAAGAACTGTTAGAGATCCTGAAGGATCAGCACACACTCAGGGTGGATTAAGAGCACATAAAACTAAAGCGGGTGGTTATAGAAAAAAGATTAAAAAAAACAAAGAAGAGAATAATTAAGACTAATTTTTTAAAAAAATACACAGAGGGTTTCACCACCCTCTTTTTTTATAAATAAATAAAAAAGTAAGAAATAAATGAAAACTTTTAATCAGTTTTTATATGAATGTTATTTGAGTGAAGCACCTGCTGATAGAGTAAAATCTCCAAAAGAACAAGCAGAATGGGATAAAATTAATAAGAAAGAAGAAGATGCTAAAAAAAGAAAAGCACAAAAAGGTCTAACTGGCGCCGCTGCTGACCCTACAAAGCAATTTAAAAAACCACAAGGAACAACTACTAATGTTTCTGGATCTGATGTTAGGGGTGAAACTGGAAATAGTGGAACTCCAGGAAGATCTCCTAGACCATATTCTGGAACAACATCTCCAGCGGCAAGAGTTGAACCTGCAGGAGGAGAAAATCCGCAACAAGCACCAGTATCTCCTAGTCGCACTAAAGCAGAATTGGAAAATACTTTGGCATCTAGGAGAGCAGCAAGAGAGGCCGCACAGAAAGCAAAAGACAGTACAGCATTAGCACTTCGTCCACAAGTCTCACCAGGATCTGCTGCTAAGGAAGCAGAAAAAGCGGCCGCCAAAACAGCAACAAAAGCAACAGGGAAAAGTATTCTCAAAGGACTTGGAAGAGTTGTAGGTCCTGCCTCCGCTGTTCTTGATGTTGCTGATGAGAGATCGAAAGGATCTGGGTGGTTAAGATCACTTGCTAAAGGTGCCGTAGTTGCCGCTGGTGGTGCTGCTGGAGGTGCTGGTGGTAGTGTTGCCGGACCAGTTGGAACGGTTGCTGGTGCCGTGGGTGGATCTATGGCTGCCGGTAAGGCATTTGATACTGTTGCCGGTGCAAATGCAGTAGAAAGAAAGGCAATTGCAACCGCAAATCGTAAGAGTCAATCTGGTGGCGAAATTAAAGGTATTGGCGGACCAACATCATTCAGTCAGAAAAAACCAGGTGGGGCAGCATTTATTTCAACTGGATCCGGACCACAAAGAAGAACTGCTCAACTTGCTAAGACTTCTGTAGTTACTGGTCCTGGTGGTAAGCAAGAAGTCGGAAATCTTGCATTTAAGGATGGTAAGGCAGTTTATAAGAGAGCAGATACAAAATCTCTTGCCCAGACTTCTTCCAATCCATTAGAAAGAATTGGAAGAACAATTGCTGCCGGTGCATATAAAGATAATGATGCCAAACTTGCCGCTACGAAACTTGCTACGGCAAGAACATCAGATGCTACTCGTAATCAAAAACTTGGTGTCAAATTAAAACCTGGTGGTTAGTTTTTATAAATACTTTCATAAGAAGTAAATTTTTAATAAAATGTCAGGGTTCTCTAATAGTCTTGTTGATGATATTAGTTTTTTATATTCTAATATATCTCAAAAAAATACAGAAATTTTGAATGAAGACTCACAGTATTATGATGAGCAAGTTGCCGAACTTGTAGAAGATATTCTTTCCAAGATTTCTTTATCGATGATTTATGAGGGCTATAGTGCCAATGCTGTAATTTCATTTTTGGCAAACTCTGCAGAAGATGATATTTTAAATGGATATTTAAATTTTAATGAAAATTTAATTAAAGAAAGTGTAGTTTCGGAAGATTATATTAAAGAACAATTAGAAATTCTAAATGAAGGAATTGGTAGTGCATTAAAACTTCTTGCGAAAGGAGTTGCACCAGCATTTAGACTTGGTAAAGTTGCTCTGAAGAGAGCAATGGGACCTGGTGCTAGAAAGGCAGTTAAACAAGCGGTTACTAAAGTAAAAGATATTGCTACTAGTGTTAAAAATAATGCTCCCAAAATTGCCAAGGGTGCTTTAGCAGTAGGAACTGGTGTTCTTGCCGGATATACTGGCGCAAAACTTTCCGGTGACTCAAGTGCAAAAGTAGTTGGTCCTAAACTTGTTGGTCCTAAACTTGTTGGTCCTAAACTTGTTGGTCCTAAATCTTCAACTCCTGGAAACTCTCCAACACCTTCAACTCCAGGAAACCCACCAACTCCAGGAAACTCTCCAACTCCAGGAAATAGTCAGAAAGAACCCTCAGCAAAACAACCATCAACAAAACCACCATATATGGGAACGACTCCTGGTGGAACTAAATTCGAAAGAAGAACTCCAACATCTAAAGAACTAGAAGCTGCACAAGAAAAAAGAACATCAGGCGGATCCGAAGAAGAAGCAATTAAAGCAGGTGTAGATGCAGGAAAAACATCCAATCCAGTTAAAATGGATATTCCTGGATTTGCCTTAGGTGGAAAAATGCCAGAATTTGATGTCGATAAAACAGGCATAAAACCACCCACAACATTCACAAAATCAACCACACCAGAAAAGAAAAAAACCTCCACAGAAACCACAAGTGAAGGATATGATGCTTATGATTTGGTGCTTGAGTATCTTCTCTCACAGGGGCACACAGAGACCATAGAAGAGGCGCATTATGTGATGATGGAGATGGATGAAGAAATGATTGGAAGTATTGTTGAGCAGTATATTACTGAAGCTAAAAAATATGAGCAAAGTGTTCTTAAAGATATTCCAACAGACTTACATCCCACAATAAAAAAAGCAATCAGATCAAAGTCATCTTCTCCTACTACTGCCAGACAACGAAAAATTCAGGATAAAACAGCAAATCTTCGTTATAGGAATGCAGAATCTGATCAACCAAGAGGAACAAATAGAGGACCTGAATCTCCAACAGATCGTTAAAACATATAACGATATTGTGATATTGTAATATTATGATAAGACTTTATGAAGTTATGTATCAATACCCCTTGACAATTATTCAAAATCTCTATAGAATAGGTTTGTTGCTTTTGAAGACAAGTTATATCAATAATACTCAGAGCTCTTAAGGACCAAACCGTATATTCTTTCAGACTCACTCATATAAAAAGTTCCACCAATATTTGTATTGTAATAATTATTACTGAATAAAACATTACGATGAAACTGTTCATAAGTTTCATAATAACTCATAGATTTCTTATGAGGACAAAGATATAAGATTTCTCTTAAGAAATTATCTTTACCTAATAACTTAACATCTTCTTTGAGTTCATCACAGGATCCAAAATAATTCATCCAATCACTTTCTTGAGTTTTTCTTCTACCAGTCTTTCTATCTTTTTGTCTTGACCAGAAATGTTTTTTACCAATATATTTTTTATTATTTGTTAAATTTGTAATTATATAAACAAATCCTTCCATTTTATTTGGAACTTTAATAAAATCTTCTCCGTTATATTTCCAGGACATTTTAAAATTTTATATAATTTATTTAGATCTCCTTTCACAAAATCTAAAACCTGCTATAATAGAAGAGACCAAAATTCACACTATGACGACTTTAGAACAAACCTTAAGAACCTCTCATGACTGGGCAGTGAATCGTATAAATATTTTGAATAAAAAAAATAATAATGCAGATGCAGAAGCAATTCGTTCAGAGTTTAATGAATGGATGAATCCTGATATTGATGATCATGACGTTTTTTCACTAGAATACATAGGAGATGAAGATGAAAATTGACTTACATAAGTTTTTTGAATTTTATGATTCAAAAAATCCAAAACACGTTGCAGCAGTAGAGCAACTTGAAAAGGATCTTAATGATTCACCATTAAGTGATGATACCTCAAACTGGGTTAGAATTTATAGAACAAAAATAGAAAAACCCAAGTCTGATATTCGTTTAGAAGTTCCTTATTATCCACAGACTGATAATTATACAAATGCAGAACGAACTTGTAACTCATCTGCCTGTGCGATGTGTCTTGAGTATTTCAAGCCAGGAACTCTTAAAGGAACAAAAGGAGATGATGCTTATATTCAAAAAGTATTTGCCATCGGTGATACAACTGACCATTCTGTACAGACAAAAGTTCTGGCG